CTGGTTCTTTGGCCAGAAGTAACTGATCAAAGAGAACTGATGATTCATTCTGATAGTATTTTGACTATTGTAGATCCTAAACCAGAAATTGTTGAAAAGTATCTTGAACTAACTGCATAATGCGCTTTTATACAAATGTCCAGATGGTCGGGGACCACTTCTTGGTCCGTGGTTATGAAAATGGTAAACATTTCATGACTCGTGAGAAGTTTTACCCGACTCTTTTTGTCCCCTCAAAAAACAATACACAATATCAAACATTAAGTGGTGAATATGTTGAACCAATTCAACCTGGGACTGTACGCGAATGTAGAGAGTTTATTAAAAAATATGATGGTGTAAGGGGATTTGATATTTCTGGAAATGACCGATACATCTATCAGTATATTTCCGAGATTTATCCAGAAGATGAACTCAAGTTTGATATTAGTAAAATTAAAGTTACAACAATCGATATTGAGGTTGCATCTGAAAATGGATTTCCTGATGTAGAAAGTTCTGCTGAGGAAGTTCTGCTTATTTCAATTCAAGATTATAATACGAAACAAATTCGTACTTGGGGTCTTGGCAAATTTAATAATCAGCAGAGTAATGTAAACTATCGTTCTTTCACAAACGAGCATGATTTGTTAAACGATTTCATTAGTTGGTGGATGATTGAGGAGAATACTCCAGAAGTCATTACTGGTTGGAATAGTGAACTGTACGATATTCCATATTTGGTTCGTCGTATAGACCGTGTTCTTGGTGAAAAACTGATGAAGCGTATGTCTCCATGGGGTCTAGTTACTGAACGGGAGACCTTTATTTCTGGACGTAAGCACATTTCTTATGATATTGGTGGAGTAAGTCAACTTGATTATCTGAATCTTTATAAAAAATTTACTTATAAAGCACAAGAATCTTATCGTCTGGACCATATTGCAAATGTAGAACTAGGGCAGCAGAAGTTAGACCACTCTGAATTTGATACATTCAAAGACTTTTACACCAAAGGTTGGCAGAAATTTGTAGAATATAACATTAAGGACGTTGAACTTGTTGACCGTCTGGAAGACAAGATGAAACTCATCGAACTTGCTTTGACTATGGCATATGATGCTAAAGTCAATTACTCTGATGTATTTTCTCAAGTAAGAATGTGGGATACAATCATTTACAATTATTTGAAAAAGAGTAATATTGTGATTCCTCCAAACGTAAGGTCTGATAAAGACTCTAAGTATGCTGGTGCTTATGTAAAGGAACCGATTCCTGGTGTGTATGATTGGGTGGTTAATTTTGACCTTAACTCCCTATATCCTCACTTAATTATGCAATACAACATTTCACCAGAAACTTTGGTGGAACAGAGGCATCCATCAGTAACTGTAGATAAGATTTTGAATCAAGAGATTGATTTTGAACCTTATAAAGAGTATGCTGTGTGTGCAAATGGTGCGATGTTCCGTAAAGATGTTCGTGGATTTCTTCCAGAACTGATGGAGAAGATCTATAAGGATCGTACCATCTATAAGAAGAAAATGATTGCGGCAAAACAGGAGTATGAAAAGAAAAAGACAAAAGCACTGGAAAAGGAGATTGCAAGGTGTAATAACATCCAGATGGCAAGGAAGATTCAACTTAATAGTGCTTATGGTGCTATTGGTAATCAGTACTTCCGTTATTTTAAACTAGCAAATGCTGAGGCAATTACTCTTTCTGGGCAAGTTTCAATTCGTTGGATTGAAGAAAAACTTAATAATTACTTAAACAAAATTCTTAAAACTGAGGATATTGATTATGTCATTGCTTCTGATACTGATTCCATTTATCTTAATATGGGCCCTCTGGTTGACACTGTATACAAGGGAAGAGAGAAAACTACTGAAAGCATTGTCTCGTTCCTTGATAAGGTCGCTCAAGTGGAACTTGAAAAGTATATTGAAGGTTGCTACCAAGAACTGGCGGACTATGTGAATGCATACGACCAGAAAATGCAGATGAAACGGGAGAATATTGCCGACCGTGGAATCTGGACTGCTAAGAAGCGTTATATTCTCAATGTCTGGGATAGTGAGGGTGTTCGTTATGAAGAACCCAAACTTAAGATGATGGGCATTGAGGCAGTTAAATCTTCTACTCCCGCACCTTGTCGTCAGATGATTAAGGATGGATTAAAATTGATGATGAGTGGAACTGAAGAACAAGTAATTGAGTTTATCGATAAGTGTCGTTCTGACTTTAGAAAACTTCCTCCAGAATCTATTGCCTTTCCTCGCACAGCATCTGATGTTCGTAAGTATCGTTCTCATTCGGACATTTATGCTAAAGGCACACCTATTCACATTCGTGGTTCTCTTCTCTTTAATCATTATATTAAAGATAAAAATCTTACCAATAAATATTCACTTATTGGTAACGGTGAAAAGATTAAGTTTATTTACCTTAAAAAACCAAATATCATTCAGGAAAACATCATCTCATTTATCCAAGACTTTCCAACAGAACTTGGTCTTGACAAATACATCGATTATGAACTACAATTTGAAAAGAGTTTTCTTGAACCACTAAAATCTATTCTTGATGCAATTGGATGGAAGGTGGAAAAAACTGTAAACCTTGACTCATTTTTCTTTTAATGGATTTACCTATTAATGACGGCGAACTGCAAAAAATTATTAGTGCTCTTGGATTTGGTGGAGACGCAGCACTCTACCATAAACTAAAACTAGTAAAGGAACTTAGAGAACAAGGTCTTCTTTATAAAAAAATACTTCGTGAAGAATATGGAATGGTTGTATGAATCTACCTATTACTGAATCTGAATTTAATTATATACTTCAAGTTGTCAAATCAAATAAACAATTATATAATAAACTTTGGACATATTGGTTCAATTACAAATATCAAAATGGTAAATAATTATGGATTTTCTTAAAGACATTGTAAAAGAAATTGGTGGAGAATACACACAACTCGCATCAGACATTGACGAGACTGAATCTTATGTGGACACGGGTTCGTACATATTTAATGCTCTTGTCAGTGGGAGCATCTTTGGTGGCGTATCTGGTAACAAGATTACTGCAATCGCAGGTGAAAGTTCTACAGGAAAAACTTTCTTTAGTTTGGCTGTGGTCAAGAATTTTCTTGATAATAATCCTACTGGATATTGCCTGTACTTCGATACTGAAGCTGCAATCACACGATCCTTACTGGAGAGCAGAGGTATTGACACAACTAGAGTGGTTGTCGTCAATGTTGTTACAGTTGAAGAGTTTCGTGGTAAGGCACTGAAGGCAGTTGACCTTTACTTGAAGAAACCCGAAGGAGAACGCAGTCCTTGTATGTTTGTGTTAGACTCTCTGGGAATGCTTTCTACCAGCAAGGAAATTAATGATGCCCTAAATGATAAAGAAGTTCGTGATATGACCAAATCACAACTTATCAAAGGTGCATTTCGTATGCTCACTTTAAAACTTGGTCAAGCAAACATTCCAATGATTGTAACGAATCATACCTACGATGTTATTGGTGCTTATGTTCCTACTAAAGAGATGGGAGGTGGTAGTGGTCTTAAGTATGCTGCTTCTACAATCATTCATCTTTCAAAGAAAAAAGAAAAAGATGGAACAGAAGTTATTGGAAACATTATCAAGGCAAAGACTGCTAAGTCACGTTTGAGTAAGGAGAATCAACAAGTAGAAGTTCGTCTTTATTATGATGAACGTGGTCTTGATAGGTATTACGGTTTGCTTGAATTGGGTGAACTTGGTGGTATGTGGAAAAACGTTGCAGGACGTTATGAAATTGATGGCAAGAAAATCTATGCCAAACAAATTCTTAAAGAACCTGAAGTGTACTTTACCGAAGAGGTAATGCAAAAACTTGATGTAATTGCTAAAGGTGAGTTTAGTTATGGTAATTGACTGTTTTCCATATTTTAATGAAAAGGAAATTCTGGAACTAAGAATTAATATTTTAAATAGTTATGTTGATAAATTTTTAATTTTTGATGCAAATTACACTCATAGCGGTATTCCAAAACCTTTCACATGTAAACAAACTATTTCGGATCTTGGATTAGTATCAGACAAAATTGAAATTATTGAACTAGATTTATCTGATGAAAAGTTGCCAATTTCTGATGAATATGATAAATTGTGGAATAGTGATGCTACATTGGGAAGCAGAGAACGTTTACAAAGAGATGGAATTTTATCAGTTTTAGATAATTTTGATGATAATGATGTATTCATTGTATCAGATTGTGATGAAATAATAAATCCAATTAATATAAAATTTTTGAGTGATATTTTAAAATATCAATATAATGCTGTTATAAAAGTTCCATTAATTCTTTTGGAAGGAAGAGCAGATCTAAGAACGTATTATTCTAATAGTTCTGTTGAAAAACCTTGGAATAAATCGATGTATATGTGTTTAAAGCATCATTTACAAAAGTGTTTTCCTACTCAGATTAGAGCAGAATATAATCTTCCATTTGGAGTCACTTATGCCACACAAAATAATGAAGTTCTTACAGATCTTGGGTGGCATTTTACTTGGATGGGAGATACTGTTAATAGAATAATAAAGGCAAAATCTTTTTGCCATTATTCGGATAGTCTGGTAGAATCTATGAAATATTATGAACCAAAAGAAGATGCCATTAGTCCAGAATCAATATATTTTAGTAACGAGGATTATGTATTGAAAAAATATCCAATTGAAAATCTTCCACAAATAATTTTTGAATTGCCCAGAGTAAAACAATTTCTTTTGCCTTAATGGAACGACTTGAACATACGATTCTACGAAATCTTGTATATAATGAAGATTATTCTAGAAAAGTTATACCTTTTATACAACCCGAATATTTTGAGCAAAGGTCTGAAAAAGTAATCTTTGAGGAAATTGTTCACTTTATTGTTAAGTATAATTCTGCAATTACTAAAGAAGCACTTGGTATTGAGATTGAGAATCGGGTTGATTTAACTGAAACCGATATTAAAGATATTCGTGAGGTGTGTGAAACACTGAATGATTCTGTAGTGGAGAAGCAATGGTTGCTAGATACTACTGAGAAGTGGTGTCGTGACCGAGCAATTTATCTTGCTCTGATGGAATCAATTCATATTGCTGATGGTAATGATGGAAAGAAGAATAGGGACGCAATTCCTAGTATTCTTTCTGATGCCCTAGCAGTATCCTTTGATAATAACATCGGACACGACTATCTTCAGAATTATGAGGGACGTTATGAGTTTTATCACCGCAAAGAAGATAAGATCGAATTTGATCTGGAATATTTCAACAAAATCACAAAAGGTGGCATACCTAATAAGACTCTCAATATTGCTCTCGCTGGTACGGGAGTCGGGAAATCCCTCTTTATGTGCCATGTTGCTAGTGCCGCGTTGTTACAAGGCAGGAACGTACTCTACATCACTCTTGAGATGGCGGAAGAGCGAATTGCAGAGAGAATTGATGCGAACCTTCTCAATGTCCCGATTCAGCAATTGGTTGACCTCCCACGTGCAACATTTGAGAACAAAGTAACAAGTCTATCAAAGAAAACTCAAGGATCTCTTATCATTAAGGAGTATCCTACTGCTTCTGCACACTCTGGACATTTCAAGGCACTATTGAATGAACTTGCTCTTAAGAAATCATTCCGACCTGATATTATTTTCATTGACTACCTTAATATTTGTGCTTCCAGTAGGCATAAGGCAAATGGTTCTGCAAATTCTTATTCATATATCAAGTCAATTGCAGAAGAACTTAGGGGTTTGGCAGTTGAATTCAATGTTCCTATTGTTTCCGCTACCCAGACTACTCGTAGTGGTTATGGGAACTCTGATGTTGAACTTACTGATACTAGTGAGTCCTTTGGCCTCCCTGCTACTGCTGATCTTATGTTTGCCCTTATTTCTACTGAAGAGTTGGAGGGGTTAGGGCAGATTATGGTGAAACAATTGAAAAATCGTTATAATGATCCAACAGTATTCAAGCGTTTTGTAGTAGGTATTGATCGTGCAAAGATGAGACTTTATGATGTGGAGCAATCCGCACAAAAGGATATAGTTGACAGCGGACAAGAAGAGGAGTATAATTATGAAGAAAGCAAATCTAAAAAATCATTCAAAGGATTTAAGTTTTAAATATGGCAACTATTGAACCTAATAAGTATATTGAATTTGTTCGTCAAACCACCAGTCCAGCAAGTAGTGAATATCCAAAACTTGTTGAGCGTTTGAATGAACTGGAAGAACAAGGTGCTGATGTTCCTCGTCTACTAACTGCTGCATTTGGTATGAGTGCCGAGGCAGGTGAATTTACCGAAGTAGTCAAAAAGATTTTTCTTCAAGGAAAACCTTATACTGAAGAGAATGTCTTTCATATGAAGCGTGAACTTGGAGACTTGTGTTGGTATCTTGCACAAGCGTGTATGGCACTGGATATTACTTTTGAGGAAGTTCTTGAAATGAACTATGAGAAACTGAGTGCTCGTTATCCAGAGGGTAGTTTTGATGTTTATCGTTCTGAAAATCGTGTTGAGGGAGACCTGTGAGTAAAGAGAAGCAAGTGACTATTAAGATGGATGTTCGTTCTGCTGCGGCAGTTCGTCAACTTCTTTTTGAACACCAAAAAGGATACACATATGATGAGGGTTCTGTTCCTCCTCGTATTACTGATATTCGTTTGGTCATTATAGACCTTGATGAAAAGATTGAGTCAGCAATTTCTTAATTTTTTACTAATATTTGAAGATAATATCTGATGGATTATTTAATTGATTATAATCAAATAGAACCAAAATTAAAATTATTGGTTGATAATCATGATTTAATCCTAAATGAATATTCCTCAAATAAAGATAAA